AGAGGCGCTGATTTGAGAGGCGCTTATTATTCAGAACATACATCTTTCTTGGCATATCAGTGCCCAATAGAAGGAAGTTTTATAGGGTGGAAAAAATGCGGGAGATATATTGTAAAACTAAAAATATGTGAAGACGCAGATAGAAGTTCCTCAACGTCTCTAAAATGTAGATGCTCAAAGGCGGAGGTATTGGAAATACAAAATTTAGACGGGAGTAGAGCAGGTATAACCGAAATATGTTCCGATTATAATAAAGACTTTATATACAAAGTGGGTGAAACAGTTGAAGTAAAAGACTTTGATAAATGCCGATGGAATGAATGTTCAAATGGGATACATTTTTTTATAGATAGGAATGTGGCTGTAGCTTATATAAAATGACTATGAAGAATTTTTTAGGTGGAATTAAAAAAGCAGAATTAAAAATTATCGTTGCTGGGGAATCCGGCAATCCTGAAGAATTGATTAAGTCTGCAATATCTGTTACACAATTTTTAGAAGCAAAAGGATTTGATGCTGTAATAAAATTCTCTTATAAACAAACTGAAGACTGGATTAACGAACATAAATTGGGATATGTAACTATAAATTTTGAGAAATATGAATAGAATGAAAATTACTTTCGGGATAATGTCTAATAAATATCAAATAGAAGCATACAATAAGCTTGATGCTTATGCTGCTATGGCGATATTCTTTAAACGCGATTTACCATATGTACTTTTATTTGAGCCTTATGAGATAATAAGAGATAATTGGTTCCGTGATGAAAAAAAATACCTTGAGCTATTTGGCGAAATAAGTTTAAACGAATATCTAAATGAACATCATGATAAAGTAAAAGAAGCATATTTAACTATAAAAGAGATATGAAATGTCATTACATATATACCGAAGAAGGGGAGAAAATATTGATTCCTGAATGCATGGCGGTTGCTGTTTCTGGGAATATAGAGGATTGTACATGTAAGAGCTACTCTTTTGCGGAATTCGAGAAAGAGAAATACAATGAAGCTTTAAAAGCTTTAAAGAACGAGATAAAAGAACTTGAGGAGTTAGTGGAATACCAAAATAAAATAATTGAAAAACTACAAAAAAGGATATGAATTATGGGAACAACTGGAAATATAAATATATATGATGGCTTTAATTTCTGCACGACATTAGAGCAGTCAAAAAGTTTATTAGAACTTGGGCTTAATCCTGAAACTTCGGATATGACATACTTAACGGGTATAAGAGACGGAGAAGAAGAAATATATGGCATTTTGCCATATAAAGAATTAGAACCTGATTGTAGGAAAGGCAATATTTTATATAAAAATGTCCCAGCTTGGACATACTATAAACTATTAACCCTTTTGCCTAAAGAATATATATTATTCTCTCAGAGAAGCATTGGAATTAATATCCCAACAGAAAATATCATATCAGTAAATTTACATGAAGGAGTAGAAGGATTATTAACCATTATTAAAAATGAAGAATTTATCGAGAGAATTAATAAGGAATTTTTAATAAAAGAAGATAATAATACAGTAAAAAAAACTTGGCATCGTGTTAAGGAAAAATTTCCTCCAGAAGGAGAACAAGTTTTAGTAAGACTCAAAAATTATAATTATAGCCCAAGGATAATGTTTTACAGAAAGAGAGATAATATATGGGTAGAAGAAGATGATGTGTATTTTGATTGTTATGTAAATGGAGATGATTTATGGACGCTAATACCTGACTTGGAGGGCTGAATTATGGAATATGACCAAACTCAAATCCTCTCAATGAGAGGGACAGATAACAGTAGTATACATCTCAACTTTGTAGATAATGGATTAGCAGTTAGCGTTGTCACCAAAGGGGGATTTCAAGGAGATTTTTACTTTGATGAAATAACATTAAAAATGTTCGCTTATGCCTACAAAATACATTGTGAGAAAATCAGGGAACTAAATGAAAAAGAAAGAAATCCCTAAATCGTGCGACTGTAGAAATTGCAAAAACGCAGGAGAAGCAAAAGACTTCATGGTGTTTTGCAGTGTCTTAAATATATATCGTTCTGTAGGAATTAGACCTTACTGTGTAAAATTTAAAAATAAATAGACATGGCAGAAATAGAAAATGTAGTCATAATAGATAGATTTGATTATGACGAACTGGTAGAAAAAGCAAGGATGACAGATGAAGAAATTAAAAAAGAAGCTGAACGCATTTTTATGCAAGAAAATGGAGTCCTTGTAAGAATTGAGTTTAACGAATATCCCAATTCAAAAAACTTCACAGCTCCTATTGGATTTATCAGAGGTGGAGAAAAAGAAGATATTTATAATGCATTAAATGATATTGAACAAAAAATAAAAGAATGGATGGACGAAAATTTTAGACTATACACAAAAAGATTAAGGGATAAAAATATTACTGAAAAGAATTGCATCGGACTAAGTAAACGGGTGGTTAATTTAGAAGAAAGGCTCAAACTTTTAAAGATTAAAAATACATACTTATTATCTTATGCTGTAATAATATCTATGATAACTATTTTCTTATTATGTAGAATTTAAAAATAAATTGTATGAAAAAGTATATTAGACTAAACCATTATTTTTATAACGATTCAATCAGTTCAATAGAGACTATTCGCCCTGTACTAATTGGCATAGATAGGATAAGAGTTGTAACATGCTCTGAGACTGCTGGTAGCGTCATATGGCTTGACAACGGAGACAATATTAATGTACTGGAGAATATAGAAACAATTGAAAATTTGTTGAATACTAAAGAATAATATTTATAGCCTTGGACTGGCTTTGTAAAATCCATTATAAATATGACAAAATACATTAGAACACAAATTGTTAGTGCCAAACCTATGTCGTTAGGAGAGTTTGTCAAACATTCAGGTTTTAACCCATATGCGAGTAACCAGAAATTATGCAATAATGCAAAAGAAGGATATATCGTAGAATATGAAGATGGACATATATCTTGGTCTCAAAAAAATGATTTTGAAAAGGAATATAAAGTTGCAAATACGGCTCTTGACAGGATGCATATTGAATATGATGAACTAATGGAAAAATATAATAAATTAGTCATATTCCTTGGGAGAGAAGATGCTATTTCAATAGCGGGTCAAGAACAGATTGATTTAATGCAGATTCAAAAAGAACAAATGCATTCCTACATTTGTACTTTAAATGAACGTATTAGGTTAATGGGAAAATCTATTTAAAATTTCTAATAAGCCTTATATAATAGAGATATAAGGCTTATTAAAAAACTTGAAATATAAGAAAATGATACAGACAAGAATAAATCACGCGGACATCTCTTGGGAAGAATTCCCTATTTTAGCGTTTAATCCAGATTTAAATGTTATTATTATAGCCTTAGAAAATGGTGATTATTTAAAGGGAACTGTAGTCAGTTCTGATAACCCAGAACATCCAATTGGGGAATACTACGAATATTGGGAAAAATCCCAATTTTGTCCTTTTGAAGATGAAGTAATATTAAAAAACAAAAGCAAATGAAAAAGATACTCGGAGCGCACAACGCAAACACATATCTGGAACCACGCAAATGGTGGATGAAGCTGATTAACTTTACGTCAAAATGCCAAAAATTGCCTATAAAAAAACAATTTGAGTATGGGGTAAGATACTTTGACTTCAGAATAAGATATGATAAAGAATTAGAACTGTTTTTAAATTGTCACGGGCTGGTAGAATACACTACCCCAGCAAATCAGACTGTTTTCCTTTTATCTATTTTGGCATCTGTAAAAGAAACAGAAACAATCTATATTAGGTTTGTGTACGACGATACATTTAATAATAATATAATAGATGATTATAATTTGTCGAGACTATTTAGGGAACAGATATACCCTATTTTTAAACATTGCGATAATATTATTTGGCAACTTATAAAAAAATCTTCATGGAAACATATAGATTCCAACAATAGACCTCAACCCACAATAGTGGATTGTTTTAAAAACTACAGAGACTATAAGTGGATTCCTTTCCCGCAAAGATATATATCTAAACATAAAGAACATTATCAAGAAATCATAGATAATACAAAGGTCGAAAAAGATACAGTATTCCTATGTGACAGAGTAGATTTATTCAAAATAAAATAATATGACAACAAGTAAAAGAACATGGCAAAGATTCGAGGCAGCAGTAGCAGCCCTTTTTGGAACTAAAAGAGTCCCTCTTTCCGGTAGCAATTCAGGACATAATACTCACTCCGACTCTATGCACCCTGATATTTACATAGAATGCAAACTACGTGAATCGTTTTCGATATGGAGATTATTCGATGATACTTCTAAAAAAGCTAAGAAAGAGGGGAAAATACCTCTTGTAGCTATAAAGGAAAAAAACAAAAAGGGATGTTTATTTATTATAAGTCCTGATAACTTAAAAGAGTTAGCGGATTTATACAATTCGGATAAACAAGAAAATGAACGAGAAATATACGTTGAATTATAAAATTTAATATATTTGTGTATGGAAATGATTGTTATTGAAATAGATTTGAGCCAAATCCCCTCGGATAAAATAAAAAATTTCCTGCGGAAAAATGGGAATGAAGCCAATGTTGTTAAGCTATGTGCATGTAAACGTAAACAGCCAGACCCTTACGGAAGTGACATTACAGTTTACATAAATCAAAATGCAGAAGAAAGATTGTCAAATCAACCTAAAATATTCTGCGGTAAAGGAGTTGAAATAAAAACAAATAAAACAGAGACACAACAAAACAATAATAGTCGAAATAATAATAATGATGATTGTCCTTTTTAAAATATAAATCATGGAAACAGAGGAAATTCTAAATATTATACAAGCGTCATTAAAAATATGCGCTGAGAATATTAAAGCCCGTCACTGGACTATGGTAGGGCACGACTTTATGACTTATCATCCGTATTTTGACGAAATAAACGAAAAACTAATAGATTTTGTAGATGAAATTGCGGAAAGCACCGTAGTAACCGGAGGAATACCGCCCTATAATTTTGAACAATATTTAAAATTTTCCTTTATAGAGCCTATTAAATTTATTCCTTCTCTTGAAATGATGCTAAAGGATACTATATCAGAATTACAAAAGATATATGATTATATAAATGATAACTTCAACCAATTTGACGATACAACGGCAGATTTAATGGTTAAAATAACAAGAAAAATAAGAGACAAATACCTATTCTTCTTAATCCAATCTACCAGACTTAGTTTTAGTTAAACATATAATTCTTTTTATTATTCATATTTTTTGTAATTGATTCCCGTTTGTTTGTGAAAATAGACGGGATTTTTTATATATTTGTACATATCATTAAGTACAGCATTTCGGAAAACAGAAAAATTGGCAAATGAGGCTCCCCAAATTGTGAAATTCGGGGAGTTTTTATATATTTGCATAGTGTTTAATATTCGTATGTATCTACAACGGTTTGTGAAAATAGTTGTCACCACTTAATTTTTTTCATATTAAATGATAATGTAGAAAAGGCTACAACGAAAGTTGCAGCCTTTTTTTAAATAGCATGAGAATATTTCTATCCTCTATACTACCAACACACTAAAATGTTAGAAAATTCCATTGTGCACCAAAACCGAGATATGGAGAAAATTTATTACAAGAAATGGCGTAACCATATCCGGCCTGCAATCCTAAGCTGAAGTGGCTTTTCTTTTTTTTAATATGCGTTTCAGTTTTTGTTATGGTTAAATACTTGACTGGAGAATAAACCTCTATCTTTTTAGCCTCTACCTTATATCCGGTCATACATATTGAATATGTAGAATCTTCAAAACAGTATTCAGATATCGGTATTTCTACTTCTGCCGGCTTAGAAAGTTCAGGAACATACAACGTGTCCCTGATAGTCTCCTTTATTTTGATGTATTTTGGAATCAAAAGCGTGTCAATGATAGTATCTACCCTCGTTATCACGAAAGTGTCTGTATGAGCCTCTATTTGGGGTGTATTGGCATGTTTGCCTATGACATAGCCACAAGCAAAGGACAGAAAGAGCGAGAGAACCAATAACACCCCAAATTTCCTCATTTCTTAAAATATAATTCAGATTCTGCCTTCCTTCTCCTTACAAGTCCTGAAAGCACTTCTTTCCCCGCATATATCCATTTCTTGAACTCATTAGCGATAGTAGGGTCATTCGGATTTAATTTCACTTTACGCAAAAGTGTAGAATCCGAAAAGTTCTTCACCCCGACATTATAAGTAAAAGAGACTAATGCGTCAAACTGGTTTTGTGTCAATTCCACATCCATAGTTGAGCCGGATACTATATCTACGGCATTAGAAATATCATCTAAAAGAAATTCCGTTGCTTTAGCCTCTGTTATTACATCGCCTTCTTTTACATTATATGTATGCCCGTACCCGATAGTCCATACTCCGGCTGGACACTTATATGCAACCAGTCTTAACCCCTCAAATTCCTTTATAAGGTTAAGCCCCTTTGCTCCTATTTGATTCAGATGCTTCATGTGTTTCAAATTCTTTAAAATATGGTATTTTCTTTACTATCTCAAAGCTTACTATATAATGTATAAAAGATATTGCCCTATTATTCGGAAGCAATGATTTTATGTTAGTCAGTATGTTCAATGAATAAAAATACGTGACGATTGCTACAATTGCCGATATGCACTGTAACGCCATTTCTTTATTATGGAATTTATTACCTATAAAATAAACGCTCCCTACTAAAAGATAAAACACTAACATCTCACATAAGCAGAAGTAAAACTTTTTGCATTTAAACGTTTTCTGTTTTACAATGATATCTTCTATCAATCCTATTATAAAGTTTATCAAGAATATATAAGCGATAATTATAACATAATCATATATAGGGGCTATGTAGCTTATTACTACAGCAAATAAACTCCCTAAAAATCCCTGAAATCCTCCCGCCTGATTCTCCATAATATTATTTCATTAAAAATACAATCACATTAAATATAACATTATAAGGTTGTGATATACTATCTGCAAAAATTGTAACAGAATTAGTCCCATAATTATATTGAACTTTAGGAAATATTTGGGTATTACTATCATTTAAATTATATGCGCTTACTATTACTGATTGTATTTTTGCTCCAGTAAAATTTAAAGACATTTGTGGATTATTTGAGCCTCCAAATGTCCCGCTATTAGGAATATTTGGCGTTTCAAATAATGTTTTATTATTTATCTCCTCATTAGTTTTCTCTAATTGGGATGAATTTGCGTATATTGCATATTCGCCTAAGAAATAAGGAGTCAGGTTAAGTTTATCATCAGTAACGGCAAGTGCAGCAATTTTCGAGGAGTCTATGCTATAATCTATAATTTTTTCATTTGATACTGAACCGGATTGTAGTGCGTCATTAGATATTGAGCCTAATCCAATGTTCCGTTCTGTTACTTGATAATCCCCTATTTTAGCCGAGGTGACGGCTCCGTTCGCTATATCTGGAGTCGAAATAGTGCCGTCAGCTATCTTTTCGGAGGTGACGGCTCCGTCAGCTATCTTTAGGGTTCCTACAGCCCCATTTGCTATGTCTGATAAACCTATACTTGACGGTAATACCAGATTCGCCCGCCAATCATATGTGTGATAGAATGAATACCCGTCCATACCTACAGCCCATGTTAAGTCGATTGTAGCCACTTCGGATATTCCTGTAGGTTGAGTATTGCTAAATAATGCTCTTTTTATAGCTGTATATTCTTGCCCTGTTTCTGACGAACGTTGTTCTACATCGCTTAACCATACATATACAGTCGCTCTATTTTGTTCTGCAACAGTAAATGTTTTATTGCAGGTCGCAATTATTATAGTCCCTGTAGCTAATGACGGTAGAGATGAAGAGGTTTTAAATATAAGCTGGGTAGTCCCAGAAGTAAAAGTAGCCGAATCCATCTCATTAGACATACTAATATCAATGAATTTGTAATTACTTGCCCCTAAAAATATCCCTAATGCGCTTTGCCAGTTATCAAATGCGCTTACTAAGTCATTTATATAAACAAGATTGCCATCATCGTTTATATATGATAATATTGTGTCTTTGAGCATATTGTACTGATTTTAGTTTATATTTTATCCCCCATATTATTAATGAATCTACAGTTTGGGTAAATTCTGAAAATGTATCTTTATTTTCTTCTAAATAAGACGGGTAATTTATAATTACTCCTGTTGTCAAAGATGAAGTATATAAATATGACTTTCCCCCAGTCGTATAGTCTTTATCGCTCCAATATACTTTTTCGCCAGCTTCATAATCTGAAGGATATAGATATACTTTATTTGAAGTGATATTTATAGCCTCTATATGCCTCCCGTCAGGGTCGTATAGGTCATTAAGAATATCTATTACTTGTTGCTTCCCATATTGGCAGGCAGCGATTTTATATGCCCGTTGCCTTTTTGTATTATATTCGTTCCAGAGTAAGATAAAAGGATATAACAAACATAACAACAGCTTATAGAAGTTGTTCAACCGGTATTCATTATTTACCATATAATTAGGTCTGTTTATCTGGTAAATAAGTTTAGGTATATTTATTTCTCTAAACGGGAACATAGCTAATATTTAAATCCTCCGCAAAATTAAAATATCCTGATACTAATTTTATCCTTCCATTTTCCGCATTATATGTCAGTGAACCATTTGTAGAAACAACGTCAGGGATATATGCTGCTTCAACTCCTGATACTTCTTGGAAGGATTTTTCTAAATCGTTTATGAACAATGGAGCGCCTAACACTATATTCTGTTGTATAGTCGTTTTCATGGATTCTATATCATTTTTCACCTGTGCAAGAGAATTGCCGGCACTGTAATACACTGTCATGCCTTCAGGGAATGTTAATATATCCGGTTCTCGGCTCTGTATGAATAGATTGAATCCCAATGGTATAAAATTTTCGTAGTAATCTTTGAATGCCGTAAGCTGGTCTGAACTCAAAGGAGTTAGATTGCCTGTATTGTCGGTAGTAGCTACATTTAATATTATACCTCCTTCAGACGTCGATACTGTAGCCTGCTTTATAATCCTGTTATTCTCGTTTATAGGATTATACCCCATTTCTTTAGTATCATTATCCAAAATTACCAGATTATCCCCATATTGGAAATATAAAGCCTTATCCAGATAATAATCTTTACGTGTTACTCTTAGACTCCGAGCTGTATTGGCTATATTATCTTCTGAAAATAGTATCTCATTGGCTACTATATTGAATATAGTAGAAAGAGCGTCTACAAGACGCATCCATATAGCAGAAGCAGAAGTGTTTACGTTCTGGAATAAAGACTGTATAGCTATTATTATTTGTTGTCTTAAATCTTCCATAATTACTCCGTTCTTAATCTATATAACTCTGCATCTATAAAAAACCAAACTTGGCTTGCTGACGGATTGTTATTTGACGCAAAAGCCGTAATAGTATAAACTATCCTATCGTTGGTATTTGCACCGAAATCAGTAGGCTCAAATGCCAAATCTGTCATTAACGGGGGAATCCCGTTATCCGTCACAACTTGTACTTTTGTAGTATTGTAGGGTACTGCTATTTTACATGTATGGTTATTGTCTATCAAAAAATCTGAAGCCTTTAAATTAATTACGGACGTAGAAGCCGAATAAACTCCTAATATATAATCGCCTGGCTTTGGATAGTCGAAAACATTAGCGGTTTGATATTTAAATGAGCCTGTCGGTATACTATCTTTAATAGTATCTACATTATAACTCGTTAATTTGAAAGTATAGGTACTACTTGACGAATTATATGTAATAACTCTTAACGTAATAGTGTTATTAGATACATCGACAAAACTAACTGTATTTGTCAAGTTAGACGTTATTGTCGCTACAAATATTCTGTAATTGTTTAATGCTGCTACACCTGAACGACTATATACAATATTAGCCGAGCTTACTTTAGATACAAAATCAGTCCATCCAGAAGAGACAGAATTAATTACATTGGATATAGCTGCTGAAGAAGAACCATTAGTAAGATTTATAAATGAGTTAGGCATTTCCAACATAGTAGGTCTACCCCCAAATTTTGTTTCCCCGAATTCATTTATAGCATTTACCGTTGTAAATGCAGAGGCGGAGACTTGTATAGGCTCATTCCCATTTAAATCGCTCTCTGTATATTCTGATAATGATGTTATGTCTACATATTGTACTGCCATATATTTAAGATTTAAATACTCCTAATACTTCTTTCCCGTTCATGCTATATACCGCCCTTATATCTCCCATACCCGTAGAATGATAATAAGCTACTTTGCAATTTTCGCTTTTTTGAACCAAATATAAAGTATCTTGTTTATTTCCTACAGTAGTTTGGAATATTACTTCTTGGTCTCTTTGCTCAAATGTAGCATTTATATCTGAAGTAATCTCTACGCTTTGAGATTTTTTTTCAGGGTCATAGGCTACATAAAAATATCCTATACCGTCAGACCACTTTTTTTGTTTTCTAATTATAGCCATATATACAAAACTTTAAATTGCCCCCCCCATGAATTAACATATTTTTGCATACATGAGAGGGACAAACATAATATTAAGATACAGTAAATGTCGTGTTGGTTGTAACTTGTACATTGACTGCCGAACCATCTTGTGGAACTGTAATCTCTGCTGGGGAAACTTCCAATCTTGCAGCTCCTGCACTCTGTGTAATCGTTAATGTCTGTTTTACAGATTCGGATGAACCTTGGATAGTAAATACCTGTGTTCTTGTCCCTATAGTATCATTCAACACATAATTAATATCTATTGAGAATTCGTACTTGTGGTCAGCCCCTGGGTCTCCTGTGATTGCAACACCATTAGTTGCAGTTATACTCCCGTCTGCTGTAAATTGTTTGTCTCCTAAGTCTTCTTCAACAATATCACCACTCTCTACACCGAACTCTAACTTAGGGCTGTTAGATACTCCTGTTATTGTAACTTTACCAGCTGTGGCAGGAACTGTTACTCCTGTACCTGCTTGTTCTAAAGTGATAAACTCTGGTGCAGCAGCTAAATTTGCTGTTATCGTTTTGTCTGGGGAAACTCCAGCCGCTTTAACAGTAAAAACGGATTTTACTATTTCACGGTTACCTACATTTGCCGATTCTGCTTTTAGGGTTAATTGGGTATCCCCTGTACCGGTATTCGGGGATAATATTACATGCCCTTTTGTTACATCTGCCATAATTATAAAACATTAAAAGTTGAGTTTGTATATATATTTACATATTGCTTGTCCCCATTTTGAGGAACCGTAGTAAATGACGGTTGCACTTCCAAATAATATCCGCCTTCTATCGAATCTAATATCTGTTCCAATTGCCTTTCAAATTCTTCATCCGATAAAAGATTTGAATTATACGGAAATTCAGATGCTCTTATCAATGTGGCATTGTTTGAAGTTTGAAGCCCTTCTACATCCAATTCTTGACCTACTGTCAGTTGTGGAGTATAAGACAACAGCCCGTTTAAGGATAATATTTCGTCTATCTGAGAATAATCCCCGCAAACGTTCAACAAAACATCAAAAATCGTATCTCCATATTTAACTTTGTATGCCATATTGCCTGTATTCTGAATTATATACTACTTGCAACTCATATTCATATACTCCAGATTCCTCCGTCTCTTGTACGGAAATTTCTGCTATACGCCCACCGTCATTTAATATTTGATTCTCGGCTCGTGTAGCTAATTCTGTAGCTTCGTTCTGATTCACGTTTATAGCGACTTCCTGAAACCCTACTCCGATACTTGGATTATCTATGCTGGCTACGCTTTTCATGAATATTAATGTTCCATTCTGTACGCTACATGAATCTATAATAACCATATCCGTATCAAATACGATATCATTATTCTCTATATCAAATTTAAAATCTTGCATATAACAGAAATTTCACCCCTAATATAATAATTAAAAATTTAATGTGTAAACGTTTTGTCCTGAAAATCTTCCTGATTGAAATCTTTTGCCTTTGAACTCGGTGCTGGTACTCCTACATTAGACACTGTACCTGTTCCTATTCCAGTGGATGGAACAACCTCAACATGCGTACTTATCGATGGTATGGTATGCGTATGGCTATTGAATGCTTTTACAAACTCGTTCAGTTTCGCTTCCAACTTCTCGATATATATCATAGGGCTCTCCCCGCCATTTACCTTGACTATTTTGTCTTGCATCTCTATTGAAGTTTCCCCTACTTTTATATCTAATTTCGCGTTGTCAGTCGTATTTGTATATGTTATACCGTCCTTATCCATTGTAAGGAGCTGCTTTTGGCTATCTTCTAACATCTCGAACTGTACAGATACTGACTGCACTTTAGAGAACTTTATAGGGAAAGATA